AGCTGGATTTTATGGTAGTGAGACTGGTGAGTTCTACATGGGAATTGACCCAAGAAAAGAAAATCATCCAATCTACAAGGAACAATCATCGTTCTATGAAAAACATCGTTCAATGTTTGAGGTAGAAAAAAAGAGTTTGTTTTTAGAATCACCAGCTGAAGATGTAGATTTTTCAGAATATGAAAATAAATTTGATACGGTCTTTACATCACCACCATACTTTAATGTGGAAAGGTATAGTTATGATGATACACAAAGTTGGGTGAAATACAAAGATATAACTGATTGGAATGAAAAGTTTTTACAGAAAACTTTGAAAAATTTATGGTGTTCTGTAAAGGCTGGTGGATATTTATTAGTGAATATATCTGATGTTTACACCAATTCTAAATGGAGTACGGAAAGAGGTTGGTTAGAAATATGTAATCCAATGAATGATTTCTTATCAACATTTCATGATTCAGAATATCAAGGTTGTATCGGTATGGAGATGGCTAAAAGACCAAATAGTGGTGGAGCTGGAACAGCTAAATCAGAGGATTACAATGAAGAAACATTACAAAAAACAGAGGAAACAAAAGATAAAAGGTTTTGTGAACCAATATGGGTTTGGAGAAAAATATGAGTGAAATTAAAAACACACTATGGGTAGAAAAGTATCGGCCGTCAAAACTTGACAGCTACATAGGTAATAAACACCTACGAAGTAAAGTCAAGGTCTATATCGAGAGTGGAGATTTGCCACACCTTTTACTATACGGACGTGCTGGTACAGGTAAAACCACTCTCGCCAAATTACTTGTTAATAATATAGATTGTGATTATCTATATATTAATGCATCTGATGAAAATAGTGTTGATGTTGTTCGTGAGAAAGTAAAGAACTTCGCATCAACACTTGGGTTTGCGGATATGAAAGTTATCATCTTGGATGAGTGTGATTACATTACACCAAACGCTCAAGCCGCACTTCGTAATCTTATGGAAACATTTAGTAAGAGTTGTAGGTTTATCTTAACTTGTAATTATGTGGAAAGAATAATTGACCCTATACAAAGTAGATGTCAATCATTTCAGATTATTCCACCAGATAGAAAAGAAGTAGCAGTTCATTTAAATAGTATCTTAACAAAAGAGGAAGTTAAATCTGATATCAATGATATAGTTACTATTGTTAATAGTGGGTTTCCTGATTTAAGAAGAGTAATCAACGCCGCACAAAGACAAGTGGTTGATGGTGAGTTAGTTATCGATGAGGGGATGAGTATACAAAATGATTATAAATTACAAGTGTTGGAAATATTACAAACACAAGACAAAAAGAATTCGTTTAAAAATATAAGACAACTATTGGCAGATTCAAAGGTAACAGATTTTAGTGATTTGTTCAGATTGTTATTTGATACAGTCGATGATTGGGGTAGAGGACATGTGGCAGAGTGTATATTAGTTCTCGCACAATACCAACAATCAGATGCGGTAGTGGTTGATAAAGAGATTAATATTATGGCGATGTTTATAGAAATAATAGGGAAGATAAAATGAGTAAAGATAGAAAATTTGTGGGACAAGAACCACCACAACAGATAGATATAGGGGATACAGAAACAATAGTTTGTGAAGAGTGTGGAAACGCATCTTTCATACAATCATTCTTTCTAAAAAGGATATCACCATT